TGAGCTGACTTTTCTTCAAAGTCAACAGCCCTTACTTTAAATTCTTCTGCCATTTTATTATATTTTATTTATTCACAAAGTTAAGTAATATTTTTGTATCCTATTTAGGACCAAATGATTCTAAGTCAAAACCATCCAACGTATCCTCCGTGCTCTCAAAATTTTGTGGAGGTAGGTTGTTTTTTCTTTGATTTATAAGCTTAGACTGCTCACTGTTTTGCTGACTTATTCTTTCAGACTTGCCTTTCTCTCTGTTGTCCTCTCTCTTCATCAATGACTCAGCCTCTATTCCCTTAAGCTGCATGTTGTACTGGAACTCCAGGTCCATTAGGTATCTCTTTGCCTCAACCTCTGCATTCATCTTCTGAATCTCAAACTGAGCCTCGGCCTCTTTAACCTGTGACTTTGCCTGAGCCTCAAGCTGTATTAGCTGTGCCTTCTGCTGTGCCGCTGACTGCTGAGTCTGTAGGTCTGACTGTAGCTTCATCTGTTGCTGCTGCTGAAGTTGCTTCTGCTGCTGCTCCATTCGTCTACGTCTTTTAACCTTAAGCATCTCATTTGCCAGCTTAATGTTATTCATGCCTCTAATATCTATAGCATCCTCAAGATCTATCGTCTTCTGCTGAAGTGCTACATTTATATTAGCCTCAAGCATCTGCTTCTCTTCCTCATCTGGAGCGACCTCTATAAATATACCAAAGTCATAAAGGTATAGGTCTCTAATCTCGTCAAGTATAGCGACATTATACTTTCCTATCTGCATAGCGAACTCTTCCCTAAAGTCTGCATACTCAAGTATATCTCCAACCCTTAAGGATATACACTCGGCAAGCCTTCTTGTTGCATATAAACCTGCGTTTAAAATGTGTCTTGTAGCAGTGTTAGAGCTCAATGCAGCCAACTTCTGCACACCCACAAGTGCATCAGGATTTGGTGTTGATCCATCCCTTGCAGAGTTTATGCCCGTCACATCCCTAATCATGTTTAGGTAGTGGTTATAGTTCCCAATAAGTGCAGCCATCTTAGACTGTCCACTGTTTGAGTTAAGCTCCTGTATTGGAACCCTTGCATTATTAAACTCTCCCTCCTGAGTATAACTTCTACCGATAACACTACCAGTCTGGAAGTATAGCTTAAGTGCGTCCTCAGGATTGTATGCTGCACCAGTACCTAGGTCTACCTCATTAATACCGTCTGCATCTATAAATACACCGTCAGGTACAACCCTTGACATTACCTGCTGTAGTTTTAGGTGTGTCAGTTGAATCTGATCAGCAAATGGAATCATTCTTCTAACCAATGACTCTATGTTACCCTTATATAATCTTGGAGCATGTGCCACATAGTTTGGCATGGCACTCTGAGATGCTGACTTTGGTCTTACCATGTTTCTAGCCATCTCCCATTTAAGAAGTATGTTAGATCCACCAACAAGGATTCCGTCATACCATACCTCTCTTGGTGCCTCGATTATTTCAAAAGGAACACCATCTCCTGTTGGAGGATTAAATGTGTCTCCCTTTCTTATAACTCTTTCTCCACCATTCTCTAATAATTTCTTTTTCCAAACAAACCTTTTACTCGTCTTGTAGTTGAAATACACAAGCGTGACAACCTCATTTAGGAATGCGTCGTCCTGATAGTTTCTTATTATTGGAAAGTAATTATTCCATGCAGAACTAGAGTTCTTTATCTCTGTAAGCTGCTCATCAGTAAGGTCTGGATTTATCTTTAAAAGCTCTGTGTAATGAACCTGCTTAACCTCACCGAAGTAGTAGCAGTCAGAGAAGTCCTCCTTCTCTGTATAGCTATGTATCCAGTTAGCTGGATCTACGTAGTCTACATTTACACCGTCATTGACAAGGAACTCATGCTTCATTACACCGACACCTATAGTTGTAACGTCGTAGTCGAAGTTCTTTTTGACCTCGTCAAACTTGTTCATCTTAAGTATGGTATCTATGGCAACCTCCTCAGCTATTTCTATACCAGGCTTGTAGTTTATCTGCATGTATAAAGAAAGCTCTTGATCGTCAGCTGGAAGCTCATTTGGATCCATATTAAACGCATTGATACCAAACTCCTGCTTTGTCATCTCCAAGAAATCTTTGGAAACCATATCCTTCTCTATAGACTCCTGGAACTGATTCTTTTTCTCTGCAGACATCACGTCCTGTGCCTCAGCCTTAACCTTGTAAAGCCTGTCATTCATTCCGTTTACAACAATATCTACAAACTTAGGTATGATAGGTATAGGAGTCCAGTCTAGGTTTAGCATGGACATATCACCATTTATAGCTAACTCATCCTTATACTTCTGAACAGGCTGTTCACCTCTAGCATAAAGTCTTAATCTGTGGTACTCTCCCCATTGGTCATAAAACCTACAAGACGTTCCCTTTCTTTTGAACCACTCACCTTCTATAGCTTTAGCTACACTAAGACCATACTTCTCTGAAGATTTTTCTTCGTCAGATGCCATCTGGTTCGGGAAAGGTAATTGATTAATTATTACTGAAGGTTTCTCCATTACTTTATTATTTCGCTTCTATTGCCACGATTATCATATCTTACAAATTTAATACTTATTTTTGATTCTTTTTTCTGTACATTAGAAATATACTTTTTATTTGCCATTATTGCAAGACCTGAACTGATCGAGGCATCATATTTTGTTCTATTATTTATCTCAAACTTGGCCCAATCTTCAAGAGTCCTTGTGAAGTACATGCTACCTATATCACCAGAATCTCTGTACGTAGCTTCTGAATCAAATCCAACATACTGCTCTATGTAAGACTCAATAGCTGACGCATGAGCCTGTTTCACATCCTCACTGGTATTAGGTATACCACCAAGCTCTAACTCTGTCTTAGACAGTCTCTTTTTGTTCTTATCAGGCCTATTCATAGAAAAACCTCTGTAGCCCCTGTTCTTGAAATGGTAAAGAAGTCTCGCCTTATTATTCTCCGCAAGAATAGGCATACCATAAAATACACATGCCATCAGTACATCCTCGAAGAATATCTCTGCCGTCTTTGGCCTCGCTATATATTCAAGGAAGAACTCATTAGATGGGGCATCTTCCATATGAAACTTTGTCAATCCATGGAGTGCACCATTAGATCCACTTCCTCCAACGACACCAGATATGTCATATGGATCACAACCAAAAGATCCCATGTGTTCATTACCAGGGTACTTAACCCCTCCTCTATTTATAACATTATTTCTTTGCTCAAAGGTTGGAACCCATGAAACCACAAACCTACCCTTCTTATCAGGTGTCCATATCACAGTAGTATCCTTCTCACCATTCTTCCAGTGAAAGTACCCCCTTGTTAGAACCCTGTCCTTTATCAATGAATCGTTGTAATCAATCTGCTGATATATTTTTGTAAGATTAAAAATTGACTGCCTTGACTCATCCCTGAATGCATGTGACTCAGTCCTAGGAAACTGCCTGTAGTACTCGTTCAATGCATCTGGATCTGATTTAAGTGCCTCAACCTCATTGTTCCAGTAAGTTATAACACCATCATCTATCATCTCTCCATCCACACCTAGTACTGGTTTTGAAGGATCCTCAAAAACAGGCCATCCATACTGATCAATGTAACCCTCGTAGTTCCATTCCATTGGTATGAATAATGAATACAGACCACTCCTTGTCTGTCCGTTTGCGGATCTTACGGACGGATCGCTGTCCATGTACAATTTTTTAAAATTCCCACCACCCTTTGACAGTGCATTTGATGTGGATCCCATCATACACTTACCTATAATCTTACTACCCAGCCTTAGACATGTCTTTGTAACACGCCAGTTGTTCAATATATTTTCTGGCTTCTCCCACTTACCACTCTCGTCATGTACAAGAAGTAAAAGCTTTTCACCGTCATAGCTGTTGTCTGATGTATTCTTCCAGTCAATTGTTGTGTCAAGCCCCTCTATCTCATCCTCCTTCTCCTCGTCCATATTCTTTCTAGTGATCTTACTTGCAGGAACTCTAAAAGCTAATTCTGTCTTTGGATTATCCATACCATCCTGTATGGGCTTGAAAAAGAATGGATAGTTCCTCACAATAGGAACCACCTTGTCTGTAAACATCTTCTTGGCATCACTACCAGTCTTAGAAAGAATACCTAAACGAGAATCCCTTGATATGGTGCCTATGTTTGCACACTCCTCCGATCCCATGAAGGAGAAACCAGAACGCCTGTTCTTTAGGTAGCACATTCCAAAGGATCTATTATCAGCCTTACAGGCCTCCCAGAATATATAGAATATTCTGTTTGACTCTCTGAAGTCAGGATGACCTACATCAATCTTAGTCCATTGCAGGTACATATAGTGAGATCCAGTTATATACGTAGGATTACCATTATTCATAAACCAGTAACCATCCTCTCTCCTGTCAAACTCCTGCTCTATAAAGTCTACATACTTAGACTTAAAAAGATTATCCTTCCTGTTCCAGTCAAATATTGTCCTTACCTTAGATAGTTCTTTTGGGTACTCATAGGCAACCCATCTGTCTTCCTTTACGTCTAGCTTTTTTGGTTTTTCAGGTATGGCTATCTTTAATCCATTTATGTCATATACATCGCCTATGGTTCCGTCCTTAGATATAACAACAACGTCATACTTCTTGTCATACCCATACACCCATTTCTTTGCCCTGTTCCTTGAAATCAAGGCATTCTTGCTTATGTGATCTTTTGATATTTTATATAGATTATTTTCCACGAGCCCTACCTTCTGCAAAACCATTCTTACCAGCGTCTATAACCTTGACCTGATCCTTGTCACTCTCCTCCTCCTCTATCTTGTGTAGCATAGCAAGTGCGTCATCGAATGCTAGTTTCTTTGCTGATGCTGCATTCTTCATCTTGTCTGCACTTATATCATCCTCTGCATGGGTTATTATTGGCTCTTTTAAAACCTTTATTAACTCATCTATGGCTAGCTTTGCTGCCTGTAATATTTCTACCTTTTTAGACATATATTTTTGTTGTACATCCTGTATAGTATTTCCTCACCTATCCTAAACTCATACTCACTGTCTGGAGTGAATGATATGATATCTCCATTACTTACGTAGTCTATATCATCATTCTTAAACACCAACTCGCCCCACAACTGCTCTAAGCTACCAAGCTGTGTGAACATATGATCCTCAGACTCTATAGGTCTAACGAAGCAAAATGGAGATGGTGCATTCCAAACGTCATTCCGTTTATATAGATAAACCTGACTTGGTTCCACTATAAATATATCATCCATCACATGATGCCAGCTACTCTTCTGTTTACCCTGCATGTCATAGTAGTACCTAAATACATTGTGGTGAACGATAACTATGTCTCCCTCTCGTATCGGTCCACTATAATATGTAGGCCTTGATATAACCTCTGCAAACCTGTTTGAAACGGTATGATCCTCTTGAGACGAGCTTATTATAAACTCCTTACCATCATAATTTCTAATATTGTCATAACGCCTGCCATCGACAGGTTTAATAACGAAGCAGTATGGTGATTTCATTAGAAGTCTATTTTAAACTCTATAGACACAGGCATTGTGGAACTAAATTCCTTCCACTTAACAATCTCGTCATCCTTACATATATATATGGATATTGATGATTCATCCTGTATTATTGAGTCTATCGTGTAACTCCTTCCAAGAACCTCCTGACCTACAACATAATGCATGCACTTCATGTAGTCTGGACCTACGGATATCTTTCTAATTATATTCACCTGTGTGTAGATTTATGTCTACATCTCCGTACTTCTCAGAAATCTCTTTCTGGTAAGATGCCAGGTCATGTGCTCCCATCTCTAGGTTGGCTATTGACGTTATCTTTTGATTTTTTAATCTTTCGAAGGTGATCTCAATGTCAGCTATCTGAAACTTGAGGTCCCTGTAATTCTTGTTGAGCTCGATTAATTTTTCAAGCTCTTCCTTTTCAATTTTTTTCATTTAATTTAATTTATATTTACTTTATTAATTACAATACTATTCTCAGCTCTCCTGTTGCTGTACTGTAAATATCTCCTGTAACAAGTCCTGCCGCTAAAGCTGCTGTGTTATCTGCCGCTGTAGTTATGGCTGTAGCTTTTAACAGAGGAGTATTAATTCTTGTCTCTCCAATAAAGGTTGTACTAGGAGTTCCTTGAACTACATTTTCTTCACCATACCTTAAAAGATTACTCTCTGTAGCCTGCCCTGTAGATTGACCGTATAGTATTCTACCTGCTGTTATATTTGGAAGAGCGTTAGCTCTACCTGTTGCTGAAACTTCAATAGCTCCATTAGTTCCAGAGTTTCTTGAAACTATACCCACGTTTTGAATTAATGAATCTCCTATTGGAGCAACGCTAGTTAACCCTCCATTATCCTTAACATAAACTATATCTCCAACAAGAGGTGCTGGTGACAATGTAGAAAGGTCTATGTCAACTAAGTTTCCAATAGTAATAACACTACCATTTGTGTTTATGGAATAATCAGCATCTGCCAAACCTATTGATGGCATTGTACCATTATCATTTGCTTCAGATTTAGCAACCTCTATTATTCCTTGACCTGCATTATATCCAGAGACATAAACAGGATCACCCTTAGAAACCGCCTGAACAAATCTAACAGGAAGAGATACATTCGCTGTAGTTGGCTCACCCCAAGATACTGATGTTCCTGTAGATAAAAGTGCCTGACCGTTTGTGCCTAACCCACCTGCAGAGTCTAATAAACCTGAATTAATTCTTAATGAACCATCTAATATCATAGGTCCTGTAGATGTATTTCCTGCATTGAGAACAGTCTGCAGGTCTGTGTTTCCCTGAATAAAATCCTGCAACGCACTAACTAAAAAGTTTTTTGTTGCATTCGATGAATTAACATCTGATCCTAGTATAAGATCACTAGATTCTGGTGTCGTTGTTGGGTATGTATCTATCTTAGCCATGTCTTATTATTTATACAAATATAAGAAATTATTTCCCTTGACCTTTATAAGGCTTGTTATAGTTAATAGATTTCTTTAATCTTGACTTATTCTTAGAATGTATACCAGTTCTTTTCTTTTTAGGCTTCCTAAGAGTGTTTGTATTATTGGCCATTTTCTAGTTGTTGTATCATTTCAAAATGTATTTTTGCAACCCTGTCCCTTCCAGACTCGCTCATAAGTATCTCATGACACTCTCTGTAGTTTGTCATAAAGAAATTTTCTGATAGTATAGCAGGCATAGATGTGTCCATAAGCACCGTAAACTTTGCCTCCTTATCAGGATCCCCATCTCCTGTTGATGGTCTCATTCTTCTTTCAGGAAACTCAGCCTTAGCCTTTTCGTAAAGTATAGTAGCTATTGTGTCTGACTTAGTTTGACCTGGAGATGTAAATACCTCCCAACCGTTTGCAGATTCATCAGTGAATCCATTGGCATGTATACTTACATATATGCAAGGCTTATCAGAGGACTTTGCTATCTTATTAGCCATTTTAGGTCTTTCTTTTAATGGGACATCCTCCTGAGTGTCTACAAGATTTACGTAGTCAATATTGTTTGACTTACACATATCTACCAACCTGCTTACAATAGCCCTGTTAAACTCTCCCTCATACAAAACCTCCCCGTCTGGCCATATAGGAGATCTCTTGCCTGATGTCTGGTAAACACCATCTATTACACCTCCATGTCCGTTGTCTAATATCCATAGGTATTTAGACTCAGGATTATGCGGCTTGATTGACATGTCAAACTCAGTATTGCAGTTAGGGCATGTTATTATTTTCTCCATAATGTAATTATTACAAAAGCAACAAGGTAGGCTAAAGATATTATAAAAATTACCCCATCTACTTTTCCTTAGCGGGCAACGCAATTAAACTGTCTTTTGATCTCAAGAACATTAGACCTACAGCAAGCCATCCTGCCATACCTTCTGTTGTTTCCTTTTCAGTGTAAATCATTACGCCACAAAATATTAAAATTAAGCATCCTAGTATTGTTGTTACGTAGTTTGAGAATAATCTATTTTTCATATCTTTTTTTTTACAAATATAACTAATCTGAAGACTCCATAAACTATGGCTGCAAATATCAACCAGTTCATTACCTTCTTCCATAACGGAGTTTTTTCGTAGTAGTTTACAGGAACCTTTCTCTCCACTATCTTTTCAATGGTTACAGTATCACACTTTCCCTTTATATATACGTTGTTTTTTATTGTATCGTGAAATATCTTTACGGTCAGTCTGTCCTTTTGTAGAACTAATGTGTCTCTAGTTATCTCGTGAAAGAAATGCTCTGTTATAATTGTGTCATGTACTATCTCAGGAACTGTAAGTTTTACAGTATCGTGTATAACTAATGTATCAGTAGTAAGTAAGTATGGATGTTTTTTTATTAATCTAGTGAACCTTCTTTGCGGAGTGCATGAGATTATTAATAGAATTACTATTATTAAATAGCTACTTTTTAATTGCATGAATAGCTTGAATAATTCTCAACTCCATCGCTCCCATCTCTGTTTTTAATTCTAATAAAGAAGCATCGTTTTTTTCTCGATTTCTCTCTACCTGACCTTTAAGATCATCTATCCTTTTATGCAATTGAGTATGTCCCTCTTTTTTATGAGTTTTTACTTCTTCCATATCTTGCATAAGATTGTTTAAAATAACTTGCTGTATTTCTACTTTACCTTTTAAAGAATACCATACAGTTAAAGCTCCCGTTACTGCTGAAAGTAATGATATTAATGCGTCAAAACCTATCTGAAAACTTGTCATTTTACTTAACTTATTTTGTAAAGATATTAATTATTTATTAATTCGTGTTTATGTAGGCACATCACTTGAGAATGTACTAAAATTTGTCATAGTTCCATCGTTGCCACCACTTCCATTGTCTAAGAGTGTTGGAGCCGTATCTCCATCACCACATCTCCACCACGATAGCGGGGAGTATGAAGCCAATGAAGCAGGAACTCCACTTCCATAGATTGCAGTTATGTCGCTTTGAGAAAGTTCTGAAGAAAAGATTGCTACCTCATCCATTGCTCCGTTCAATTCTCTACTGCTGTACCTACCTATTTCAACGTCTGTGACGGTGTTAGTCATTGCAGTATATGCGCTTCCTCCTGTTGTTGGAGTCTCGGCAACACCGTTGACATATAGCGTAATTCCATTGTATGCAGTAGAACCTCCGCTACCGTCATAAGTAACAGCAACGTGATGCCAAGTATTTAAAGATAAGGCAGTATTTCCTGTAGCAAAATTAGTTGCGCCACCCGAAGCTATCAAAGTAAGTTTTATTTTACTTGCAGTAATTTGAAACAAATATTCTCTTGTTACATTATTTGTACCGTATTTAGAAACAATGCCTTGTGTAGTTGTTTGACCAATTTTAATCCAAGCAGAAATGCTAAAGGGCGAATCTGTTGAACCATTTCCAAAAGATAAATTATCAGCGTCTGCTACTTGTACAAAATCGTCAACACCGTCTAATGCTATGCTCTTTTTTGAAAATGTAGGTACATCTGTACTTCTTGTTACTCCATTTACTAATGTTCCGTTATTTGATCCACTTCCACTATCTGTTGCAGTTGTTCCACTACCTTCAAAACGCCACCAAGAAACTAAACTTGAGTAACTTGATAATGAAGAAGGTACACCTCCATTGTAAATAGATTGTGCATCTGATAATCCTAATGCAGTACCAAATATTGCAACCTCATCTAAATTACCGATTAGTTTTTGCGTATTAGATGCAGTAAGTCTTCCTAATCTTAAAGTTCTATTGCCATTATACAATGTTCTACCTTTACCTACACCTGTTGCATCTAAAACTCCATCAATATAAACTTTTAAATCTGTTCCATTATTAACAAACATCATATGGTGCCATTGGTTATCATCTACGGGTGTTGGGAATGTTAAACTTTGATTATCGGTAATTCCATTTGAATTTGGAAATACAGAAAATAAACCACCTGCTGTATTTCTTACATTCGCAGTATTAATTCTTATACTCCATTGACTACCCGA